CTTGTTATCCTCGTTACGACCAAATGATACCAAGATCTCGTTCTTAATAATATCACCTAGCCCATTGTTACGAAGCCAATTAAACGCCATCTCTTTATTTGCTTCTGTTATAGAAGCACGATATGTCGTTGAAACTTTTAGATGTGATCCATCATGTAGTTTAAGTTCTGATAAACCCATTTCAGACATCATGGTTGGTATTATATCTCCAGAAACTTTTTGTATTTCTGCCTTGGTGTCTTTTAGGTTTTGTTCTTCAAGTTCTAGTCTTGAATTTAAAGACTCTAACTTTTCGACTTGATCAGCAAGAGACTGAATGTTTTCAGTCTTTCTCATTGCATCTTGTTGGTCTGATTCAAAGTCTATTTCTTGTGTTAGTTTATTCATCGATTTCTCCTTTCTCATATAAATTAATCGATATGGGATAATATTTTCTTTCTTGCTTATCCCACTTTAGTAAATTGTATTTACCGTTTGTAATATCAGATACAATAGAACATGCAACACCGATTAATGCAGGATCACCTGTTAATAATAAATGATCTCCCTCTTTAAAATCTTTTAGTCCTTGTCTTAATTTAAAAACTAAAGGACCAGGAGAAAAAATCATTTGCGAAAACTCCGGTAATAAAAATTTAAAGTCACCATATTTTTGTGCACCTATAATATTTATTTTAGGGTTGCCCGCTTGTGTTCCAGCAATATGCTGTATTACATAAACTTTTCTTTCTGACATTATGCCTTGACATATAGTTCATCCTAGATTATATGTCAACCCATAGAAAGAAGAAAATTATGAATTATAAATTTAAAACAAAACCATATAAGCATCAATTGACTGCTTTAGAAAAGTCATGGAACAAAGAAAACTTTGCCTATTTTATGGAAATGGGTACGGGTAAAACAAAAGTATTAATAGATAATTTAGCGATGCTTTACGATAAAGGTAAAGTAGATGGTGCTTTAATTATTGCACCTAAAGGTGTTGTTAAGACTTGGTATGAACAAGAACTGCCTACACATTTAGCAGATCATATAGAGAATGTGACTGTATTGTGGCAAGCAAATATTACTAAAGGACAACAAGAAAAATTAGATTCTGTTTTACAAAATGAAACATCGTTACATATTTTAATAATGAATGTAGAAGCTTTATCCACAGATAAAGGTGTAAATTTTGCTAGAAAATTTTTATTATCCCACAATACTTTAATGGCAATCGATGAGTCTACCACGATAAAAAATCCCTCTGCAAAAAGAACCAAAAATATTATATTACTTGGTAAGTATGCAAAGTATAGACGTATCATGACAGGTTCTCCTATTACAAAGAATCCATTAGATTTATATAGTCAGTGTGAGTTCCTTGATCCGTGGTTGTTGGACTTTACTTCATACTACGCTTTTCGTAATCGTTATGCAGAAATGAAGACCATGCATATACATGGTAGATCAATACAAGTTGTTAGTGAGTTTAAGAATCTTGGTGAGTTGTCTGAGACTGTAAAAACATTTTCTGACAGAGTATTAAAAGAAGATTGCTTAGACTTACCACCTAAAAATTTTATTAAAAGACATATCGTTCTTACGCACGATCAAAGAAAAATATACGAGCAAATGAAGAAGGCAGCTATGGCCGTTTTAAATGGTAAAGTTACAACTACAATGACGGTATTAACTCAACTTATGAGATTACATCAAATAACTTGTGGTCACTTTACAGCTGATGATGGCACTACGCAATTAATAGATAACAATAGAATAAAAGAATTAATGAATATATTAGAAGAGACAGAGGGTAAAGTTATCATATGGGCCAACTATCAAAGAGATGTAAATTTAATTATAAAAAATGTTGTGGAAAAATACGGAAAAAATTCTATTGTAGACTACTATGGTTTGACACCACAAGAGGATAGACAAGATAATATTCGTAAGTTTCAAAATGGTCCAGAGTGTAGATTCTTAATAGGCACACCACAAACTGGTGGCTATGGTATTACACTTACGAAAGCAAATACTGTTGTTTATTTTTCTAATGGTTATGATTTAGAAAAAAGATTGCAATCAGAAGATAGAGCACACAGAATAGGACAAAAGAAAAACGTAACCTATATTGATTTGATTGCTGAAGACACTGTTGATGAAAAAATAGTAGAAGCCTTACGTAAAAAAATAAATATTGCATCTGAAGTTTTGGGTGAAGAATTAAAAGATTGGATTTAAACTATATCTTTAGCTTTACCAAGCACTGGTTTGTATTTTGTTTTACCCTCTGATTTGTAAGCGTGTAGAAATTGTTTTCTTGGTTGGTCAGTAGTATAGCTGCAGTGTATCCATCCGCTGTTTGGTTCTCCTGGTGTATAGAACTCTAATATTAATTGATCAAAGTCTAGGTTTGCATAAATCCAATCAGCCAACTCTGCATTGTCTGTGCCCATAACTTCAAAGTCTGCGGCCTCAGCCTTGGCGTGCTGTGAATTTATAGAGCTACCAATCTTTAAACAAAGTTGCTCAGAACGAAATCCGCTTGTCACTTTTACTCTGCCAAAATGGTCACGTACTGGTTGAAGAATGTTTTCACACAACGCTTTTAATTTTTCTATTTGACCAGAGTTAGGATTATTATTAATATCCAACCTGATAGCAGTGTCTGATTTAATTAACTCTTGAAGAGTAAAATTACGTGAAAGATTCATTAGAAAAAAAATCCTTTATCTAAAACTTTTTCTAGCAATAGAAGTGATACTGCCCCAACAGTACCCAATAACACCCAATAGATCTTGTCTATCTTACCGCCCAAATCGTGTATACCTTCGTGCATATGTTTAACATCGTTCTTTAATCCTGTAATATATCCATATATAGAAAGCAGATGCTCTCTAGTAGTTTTGGGTTTTAGTTTGTCTCCGTTTGGCATTAAGTTCTCCTGCTAGCAATAACTTGCTCTTCTGGCGATAGTAACGCAGTCTGTGTACGTGTCAAGTTAGTATTTGGATTCACATTTGTTTTCGCAAATAATCTATTGTTAGGCATAGGTGTTGGACCTAATGGTGGTGTTTGTATTTGTAAGTTAGATTGTTGATTAGAAATATCTTGAATTCTTTTTTCAAAATCTATCAGATCTTGATCTTTCTCTTGTTCAGGTTCTGGTACTAAACTTTTATCTCTATATTGATTAACAATACTTTGAAATAAATTTCTAGGATAAAAATATTCACGTACAACTGAACCTTCTCCTAATTCTTTACCTTGTTTTTCAGCTTGAAGCACTCTTAATTTCATACGATTATCATATGCAGTAAAAGGAATATTCTCTCCACGTAATAGTTTATTAACTTTTTTAGCAGGGATTTTTCTTTTTCTTAATAATCTATATATTACATCTTCAGGAACCCCTGTCTTTAGAGCATCTTGAATTATAAAATAAAAATTTTGATTTATCTTATAATTTTCTTCTTGTATATCTTTAAACTCATCGGCCATAACCAGTGGTCCTCTTTGTCTAAAATTTGCTAAACTATAAAATTTTTCTGATTCAGTAACTTTTTTAGTTGATTGTATATAATCAGTTATTTTAAACTCCATACTTCTTGGAACATCTACGTTAATAATTCTAACCCCTGAAAGCAATGCAAGAAGTTCATCTTGTAAATTTACAGTTTGACCACCTTTTTTAATATCTTTTTCTAAACCTTCTTTTAATTTTTCAGCTGTATCAATAGCTGTTGGTCTAACACCTCTAAGTATGTGAGCTATACTTTTTGTTATTTTAACGTCATAATCGTCGTTTTCTGAATAAACTTTAGAGCCTGTTTTTGTTATACCACCTCTACCACCAGTAAAAAATCCAGCAGGTGCAACATCATTCCATTTCTCAATAGCTATCGCTTCAGAGATAAATGGTTGTAATAATTTTCCAAAAAACCCGTCTCCGGTAGGATTTATTATATCAAATAAAACATCATCAACTTCTCTTTGTTTTATTTTACCCTCTTCTATTGATTTTATAAGACCTTGAAATGGTTGAGTAATTACATCATAAGGACTAAAATAAGAAAAATTAATTGCTTTCCCTACACCATCCTTCCATTTATTAATTGGTAGTATAGCTGCTCTTGAATTCCAAGGAGCCGATATACTTCTTTTATAAGCTTCTATTTGTTCTTTTGTAGTTCCAGTTAAATTTTGAGATAGAGCAGATACCCCTTGTTCTGCTCCTCCTAAAACAGTAGATGCACCAATTAATCTTCTGTATCCAATTTGTCTTAATTTTGCATTAGATGACAAGGCTTCTTTTGCACCAAGAGATAATATATTGTAAGTTGTTCTAATCATTTCTGCAGGAAACGATACAAAGTTACCAAAAGGTAATCTTCTTAAATCTTGTATGATTTGAGGGACCAAACTATACGTTGGATAAGTGTTTCTAATCTGCCAGGCAGCTGCTTCATCTATCGCATCATCAAATGTTTTTGCTTTACCTGTAAAAGTATTAAACTTATCAAATTTTCTGCCAACAATTTCATCATACCATTTAGCAATATCATCAACACTATTATATACACCTCTCATTTGAGATTTTACATATTCATGTCCGTACCATTTCCAAAGGTTGTCACCTCCAGCATATATTCGTGTAGCTGTTTTTGCCATCTTAGTACTAGCTAATCTATTAATTAAGCTATCTATATTTTTTACTTTTGCACCGGCTTTTATTTCTTGTAGAACTGCTTTTAATTCTGAAGCAACAACGTTCTCATCCAACACTCCAAGTCTAATTTTATTTTCTACATTTTTAATAAATTTTTCTTCATTTAAAATTTTACCTGCACCAAATATATCGTCTATTGTCATTCTTAAAGCTTCTGTAACAGAGGCTCTACCACCTATGTGACCGTTAGCTAACGGAAACATACTTGCAGATGTGACGTTTCTTACTTGTGTAACCGGAGATAAAACTGTTTTACCAAACTGTGTGGCAACTTTAAATTGTAAAATATTTCTATAAATACCCGCTTGCAACCAACTATCAAATCTACCTGGTGCACCTTTTATAGCTGCCGTCATATCAGCAGAAGCAAATAATTTTTCCATAGGACTTTTTAATAATCCAATACCTTTTATTTCACCTATCGCTTTATTTACACTAAACATTTTTTTTGCATCTGCTGCTGCTTGATTTTTAAATAACCAACCTTCTTCCAAACCAACTTTAGCTAATTTGTCTAAAGTTTGTTTATTAATTGTGTGTGTAATCGCATGTGAAGTTGTTTGTAAAACAGCAGACTTTAAATTGTTTTCTTCACCTAATAATTTTTTTATAACATCAGGTAATTCTTCTCCTGTTTTTATTAGTTTATCTGATCTTAAAGTATTTCTAGAAATTTCTTTTAACAACTTTAATGGATCTATACCGTCTTGTTTTGTGTGTGTTAATATTTTATTCATTAAATTTTCTGACATCTGTTTAAAAGCTTCTTCGTCTGTCATTGTGCTACCTTTTTTTATAGTTTCAATGGCAGTTTCTCTAATATCTTTATTTTTTTTAACAACGTTCTCCAATATCCATTTAGATGCTGCTTGTTTTAATTTATCACTGGCTTGATATTCAGGGTTTGTGAATGTAGCAAAAGACTTTCTCATATACGTTTTAAGATTATTTAACATAAAATTTTTAAAATCTCCTTTGGGCAACAAACTTGCAAAATCTTTTCTAATATTAAATAATTCTTTATTTAAAAATTGAGCTGATTCTTGTAATTCTACAGGTAGATCTTGTTTTTTTATTTGACCTTTTAAAAAAGCTAATACTTTATCCAAATAGTAATCTTGACTTGCAGGAGATGAAGTCATGCTATTATATTGATTCTCAAAACTTTTTGCTAAATCATAGGATTTTCTTTCTATAGAATCTAAAGCTTTTTCAATTGTTCTTTTTTGAGCTATTATTTCTTTTTTTGCTCTTGTTGATATTTCAAAAGTATTGTCTGTTAATTTACCTACAGATCTAAAAAGAGATAATTTGTTGTCTATACTTTTTAATCTTCTTTCAAGAGGGTCACTGCTTTTTATATCAAACAATCTCCATTTTTTAAATTCAGGTAATTGTTTTGCACCTGTGCCTACTTTTAAAGGTGCAAGAGCTTTGTCTATAGCATAGCTTCCAGAATTTTTTATTGCTTTTACAACGGGAGTTGGAATTGCTCTTGAAGCTACGTAAGAAAAAGCATCTATGGTAGGGCTAACAGCATATTTCAAACCTGCTCCTGTAACAGCAGCAGCTGGTACAAACAAACCATACTTTGCACCAAATGCAATTGGTTTACCCATTAACGTAAAACCACCTCCTATTAAACTACCTTCTGCTCCATATCTTAATCTGTTTCTAAATCTAGCAAAAGCAAGTTCTGATCCAGTTAAACCTTCTGTGTCCTCTTCTCTTAACCCTTCTACTCCTGTTGCACTTGCAGCAGCATCCATTACTAAGTTTCCTCTACCTGGTTCTGCTGCTAAAAAATCTGTGGCTCCAAAAGCAGTTGCCATGTACCCTGCACGTTTAGCTATTTGTGTTCCTTTTTCAATTTTTGTTGTTGGCTTTATGATTCTCTTACCTTTATTTATTACTTTTTTTGCTCTGTTCATTATTTTGAACACAGCACCACCAGGAACACCGTATTGAATTAAAACTTTATTTAAAGAACCTAATAATGTTTCTGGTTCTTCTACTTTATTTTCTTCATAAACTTCTGTTAATTTTTCCGTTAAATTTGTTTCTTTACCGACAACAGCAGCACCCATGTCAACACCTGTTGTTATGATGTCACCAATTGAATAACCTATATTTTGAACTGCACCGTATACGGATTTTTCCATATCTTCAAAAAAATCTGTATAATCTTTTTCATTGGCTTTAGAGCCTGACATTAATTCTTTAAGTCTTTCTGTTTTTAATTTATCAAAAGGATTTGTTTCAAATAACAAACTAAAATTTTTAAGACCTTCCCAAGTAAATTTTAAAGGTTTCTTTTCTTTTGTTAATGATTTTTTTATTGCCTGATTAATATCATTAGGATCTAAAATTCTACTACGATCTTTAAAGGGTTCCATATTACGCTCCCTGTGGTAACGTCAAATTTACATCATATTGTTGATTAAATGAGGATATATCTTCTTGTGTTTGAATGTTTGCAAAGTCTAATAAAGCTTGTTTACTATTAGCAAGTAGTACAACTATTTCATTGTCTATATCTTTAGGTAATCTTGCTCTTAATTCGTTATAAGATAATTCTTGAACAGGTGTTTGTTGTTTCATGGTAGCTGGTTCTTGAGCCATGTCAGCACCTCCACCTTGTTGATAACCAACTCTACCACCGCTAGCATAAGTATAGAATTGATCACGAACGTATTTTTGAGTTAATACATCTGCTTCTGTTGAATATTCATCAATTTCACCAACCGCTGTTAACATTCTGTTTCTATAAGCTTGAGGTTTTTCACCTGATTTTTGTGGATTAGCTTTAAGCCACGCGTCTTCTCTTTTCTTTTGTTCTATTTTTATAGCTGTTTTTTTAGCTTCACGATATCTTTGTTCATCATTTAACACTGCAACATATTCTGGAGGCAATCCTAATTGTTTTTCTAAAAATAATTGATTTTGTTTTATAGTTTCATTTAATTGTGATTTATCAGTTTCTGACAGAGGTACTATTTCACCACCAACTGTTTTAACTCCACCATCTAATATTTTTCTTGTGTCAAATATAGATTGTGATGCTTGAGTAATTAAGTCGTTTGTGACCTCTATGTTTAATTTATCTTTAGAACCATCAAGTTCTGCTACTTTTAATTCATACTTACCTTCTATTTCTTCAATTTGTGCTTTTCTGTCATAAATATATTTTTGAAGAGCTTTTTCATCTAACACAGCCTGTTTAGATTGTTTTATTTCAAATTCTTGTGCACTTTTTGTATCACTTAATTTTTCTCCTCTTGACATAGCGGCTTCTAAAGCAGCTAATTTAAGTGCTCTATCTTCTGTAGATTCTTTACCTTTTGCAGTTGTAAATGCATCAAAAGGATCTTTTGCAGCTCCTGCAGCTGTTGCAAATATATTACCTCTTGGTGTTGCAGATAATAAATTTAATCCTGTGCTTGTTAAAAAACCTGAAAGACTACCTGGTGAAAAAGGTGAAGTTGTTCTTTGTGCAAATTTATTGAACATATCTATTCTTCTTTGTGCGTCTTCCTCTTCATTAAAAGCGGGTGCTTCTGCTGTTGATCTATTTGCTGCAATCATATCAGATGCAAATGTTGCTTTTGGTGGAAATATACCTTCATATCCTTCTATAGAACCTTGGCCCATTCCATATTTACTTGTTCCTGATTTAAAGCCGGGTCTAAACTCTTGTGTGTTATCAAGTCCTGATGTAATGCCGGTTCCTGATGAACCACCCATTCTAAACATCGGTCTTTTTAAAGTTCTGTTCATAATTATTTTACCGGTATTTGTTGAAATCTTTGCACTGGTGGATTAAATCCTGTATATAATCCGGCTAACGTTGTACCAACACCTAACGCTGTTTGTAAAGGAGTAGGATTAGGTATGTTTGTTGTTTGGAATTGTGCAGGGTATCCACCCATAATTCCTGTTACTTGACCTGCAAATCTATCTAATTGTTCTTGTGGTAAGAATGTGGCTTGTCTTGTTGCTTCTCTTGTAGCATCAGCCTGTGCCTGTGTTAGACCTCTATCTATTCCACCTAGTCCACCTTGTGAAGCAACGTCTTGTCCTATTAATGAAGGAACTAAACCTGCTAAACCTAATTGATCTTGTAAAGCTTTATCTCTTCTTGCTACTGCTTGACCAAAACCTTGTTGTAGTAATCCTGCTTGTAATGCTGCTCTGTTTCTATCTGAACCTGCTTGAAACTCTGCTAATTGAACACCTTCTCTACCACCACCAAACGCACCAGCTGCAACAGCTTGATCTCTAATACCTTGTCTTTGTGCTCCTGCTTGCCTATCAAATTCTGCTAAACTTGTGTCAATAACTTGTTGTTGATATGGAGACATAAACTCTTGCACAGATCCTGCTCCTGTGCCTGTTCCAGCTCCTGTTAATGTTTGTGCTGTATTTAAAAATGGTTGAAAAGATCCAATACCTGCATCAGCTATTCTTCTAGCTTCTTGTTCTCTTGCTGATAAACCTGCAACTTGTGGTGCAAGACCAGATAATGCTTGTTGCCTTTGTTCAAATCCTAGTGCAGCTCTTTGTTGTGCACCAAATAAATCTTGTCTTCTTTTAAATTGTTCGTCGGACTCAAAACTTTGTTTTGTTGGTTGGGCCATGGACCCAAGTCCTTGCAAACCTGTCGATACTACGGGTACACCCGATTGGGCTGTTACCTGTTCTGCTAGATCTACACCTAAATCTTCTACAAATTGTGCGGGTAAATTTCTTGTTGTTTGAACACTCATTATAATACTTCCTCTAATCTTTTAGATGTTTGAAACATGTCTCTTGCGCCAGATAATCCTTGCGATTCTTCAGATACATCTCCTCCGGATTCGAGGTTCTTCATCATATTATACATAACTTCTGCGCCTTTGTCCACATCTCCATCACCAGCATTTCTCACAGCGTCTGCTGTAAATACAAACTCATTCTTTGATAATCTTGCAGGCACGTCATCAGCCTTTTCCATACGACCAATAGGTACAAAACCACCCTCTTCTCTAAGATCCATTTCTTTACCATCCATATCTAATAATGGCATAGTCTTTTTAGCAACTGGCTCTACATCTCCACCTTCTGCAAACATTCCACTTGAGGACAATAATTTTAATATTTCAGCTATACCCTCTGAACCATATAAAAGTCCTTCAAGTTGGTTTCCACCTTTTGTGTCTCTACCAAAAGGTTTTAAAAAATTAAGAATCTTAGATCCTGTTCCACCTTTCAAACCTATACGACCACCTTGTGCGTTTAAATCTCTTGCTGTTTTACCACCAGTTTTTAAATTTTTAACAATTTGTTCTAATTGTAAAATACCTTCTTCTGTGATTTTTGGTTTATATTTCATTATTTCTTTTCCGCCAGCAGCGCTTTCTGCTATGCTTGACAAAATTTCCGCTGAACCTTCAGCTGCTTCTTTATTAGAACCTTTACTTATCATCTCTTCTATTATTTCTTTTTTAAATTTTTCAGTAGATTTATTTGCTTTGTTTATATTTTTTGCTGATCCAAGAAGGTCTTCAATCATTTTTGCTCTTTCACCTTTTACTTTACTAGCATAATCTTTAACTACATCACTTGCCATAATACCATCTTTAGTAGATCCTTTCATAAATAAAGTATTGGGATCTTCAAGGTATTTTGTAAATTGTTTGGGGTTAACTATTTTTAACATTTCAGAACCAGTTTTACCTGTCTTACTACCTTCAGAAAAAAATTTTAACATTTGTCTTACTAAAGCTAACCCTTGTGGAAGTCTACTACCCATAAAAAAACCTGTTCGACCACCGTTAGCATATGATTTATCATAATCTGGATCTGGTGCATTATTATCTAACCATTCATTAAAAGTTGTGTCAGGAGAAATTATTTTATCTTCTAAATCTTTTTTATATTGTTTATAAGATTCACTATCAGAACTGCCTTTTTTTAAACCTATACGACCACCATCTGCGTAACCTTCTTTCATAGCTTCTCTGACAGCCTCACCCATGTCAAAACCCTCATCCATTAATTCTCTTACACGTTTAACAAATTTAGCATTCTCTGCCTCTTCATCAGCAACACCGTTACCATTTTTCAAACCAATACGACCACCATCTGCTGCAAAAGCTGTTCCTATACCAGATCCAGATCCTATTTGCGATGCAAATGTGTAAGGGTTTCTTCTTATATATCCTGGATCTATACTAGGTCCTCTATATAACATATCGTCATCTTCTTCCTCTTCTTGAAACAAAGGAGAAGCTAGCGCTGTTAAACCAAACAGTCTACTATAATTAACATTTGCAGCATCTCCAAGAAATTTTAAATCTTTAAATGATTTAGCAGTTCCTAATCCAAGGCCTTTACCTGATAAAAAAGCAGGTCCAAATTTAAGAGCTGCAAAACCTAAAGCAGCTTTACCCAAAGGTGATTTTGCAACTTTCTTAACGGCTCTTGTTGCTTTCTTAACTAACTTACCTAAGAAATACATTTGTCTTCCTGATTCAAGGTCCATGATCCCACCTTCAGTAGGCGCATCCATTGGACTACCACCACGGCTCATGAATCTAAGAGCCAAACCACCTGTGTTTGTATCGTCGTCATCGTCTGCATTTTGACCTATAAAACAATATGCTGGTGGGTTAGGTCCTTTACATGGATCTGTAACTGTCATCGACCTGTCGTTATCGTAACTAGACCCTCCTTGACCAGATTCTCTTTTTAATTTTTCAAATTCAGCATCTGTGTATGGTAGTCCTGTTGTAGGATCTATAACAGTTCCTGGGTTTTTAAAATCTTTTAAATTACCTAAATCACCACTGGTTATCTCACCAAAATTACCTTCACTTGCTAAAAAACTTTTGAAGTCCATTGGAAAAGCAGATGCTTTTGCAAAAGGGTCACCGGCTTCTTCTAAATTTTTAAAAAGATTTCTTTGTTGTTCTAAATCAAAATTAGGTTTAAAGCTTCTAAATTTTTCAAAAAGTTCTTTTGAAACTTTTCCCTCATCATCAACGTCAAAAATTTCTTCTAAATCTGTAGTATCAACACCTTGACTCTTTAAATATTCAACGTATTTCTTTTCATTTATTGGATTGTTTCTTAATTTATTAAAAACAGAAAAAGTACGAACAAAATTGTTAAGGCCCTCTAAAAAATTAGGTTTTACAACATCTCTGTAAGGTCCTTCTCCTGAAATAGCATCTTTTCTTTGTTCAGCAATAGATTCAATTGTACGATCTCTTTGATCACTAATTCTATTTCTATTATCTTGTTGTTCTTTAGTTACATTATCTTTTGTTCCAAAAGCATCTTGCATACTTTTAACATTAGTTGCAGCTGCTACTCTGTTTGCACTAGCATCAAAATCACTTCTTGTGCTGGCTTTACCTACATTTGCAGCAGCTTCTTTTGCATCAAATCCAAAGTCTCTAGGATTACCTCTACGAAACCCTATACGTCCACCTTCTCGTAACATCTGTTTTACCTGTTGTGCTCTAGTTATTGCCATTATTCGTCCTTGTCAGATGCTGCACCAAGCGGTGGCATCTTTGCTACTTTAATTTTTACAGATCTAGTCACATCTTCTTTAACTGTATCTGTTTCTGGGTTTGCAATATCGTCCTCTGCTTCTTTGTCAGAGTTGTATTCTCTGTTTGTTTTTTTATTTCGTAAAACTATCTCAGCTTCACACTCTACAATAGGTACTTGTTTGCCGTCTACTGTAACGTATTTAACTGATCCTTCTTCTTTAAAAGCCATATTACTCCCTTGTTATTTGTAACACAGAAAATACAATATGTAACCTATTTCCTGTGGCTGCTGTTGCTTTTATAACCTCTCCTTCTGTAATAACAAGAGGATGTGTTAGTAATTCTTCTGTTGCATTGGCTGAAATAGTCTTAGTTTTAAACAAACTAAATACATTTGAAGAGGCATCTGTTAATGTTAAAGTTATACTATCTGCATTGCCTGAGTCTTCAGACACCAGTATAGACTTAATTATACTTGTTGTTGCAATTGTAGATGTACCTGCTGCTGGACTTGTATAAACAACAGTTTCAGATGTGTTTGTTAAATCTACTTTTGAATTTGTATATATATTAGCCACTTATAAACCAAGAGAATCTCTCTTGCTCCTGTTTAATTTCATCTAAAAATGTAGAATTTAATTGATCTTTCATAATAGTTAAAGATCTGTTAATTTGTTTTTGATTAGAAAAATCATATTCTGGTTTTGGTTCTGGTATTCTTATATTTATTTTTGCCATTATCTTCTTCCGTCTGGTTGTAAATCTAATCTTAATGTGCCAAATCTCCATGATTCACTAGCAGCATCATTTTCTATTTTTACACTTATAAACCTACCTCTTGCTCTTGTATCTTTTTTATCTGTGCTAGATGTTATTGTAAAAGGACTTAATGCGGTTTGTGTAGATGTTTGTTGTGGATATCTTTTTACATCTAAACTAACTTTTGCATTACCTTGTAATGTTTTAAAATCTGGTACAAATCTTCTCATGGCTAAAAATACTTCTCCAGCAATTTTTGGTCCTGTTGATCTTCCTTTTGCATCTTTACTTCTTTGTTGTAGATCTATGTCAAAAGATTCTATAAAAGATGTAACAATTGTTGTGGTGCCGTTTGGATTAACTTGATCGGTTCCCACTTCATGTTCAAAATAAGTTGTTTGTCCTAAACTATCTTGTCCAACAATTATAGGAAATGTGCCATTAGAATTAACATCATATTTTGTAGCAAAAGGATTTGGATAAACATTTGAATCTATCCAACTGGTTCTTGCTTCTGTTCCTGTATACCAAACACCACCAGGTACACCTGTTGATTCACCATAATTAAATACGACATACTTATCGTTATACTCAGATCCCGATGATGGATAATACCAAGTAATTTCTGTATATAAATTATTAAGTCCAGCTGCAACTTGCTGTCCTTTTGTTGTATCAAAATTATCATATACAAAATCTTCAACAGTACAGGGTATACTTTTTACTGTACCATCGTAGAGAAAAAAACCTTTTGAACTTAACCAAAACGCAGCTCCATCTATTTCAACAACAGCATTTTGACCTATTAATCCGCAGTTGGTGCCAACTTGTTCTAGTTGAAAGGTAAAAGGTGCACCTATAAACTTCATTGTATACAATGCATTGTCAGTCCAGACCAAGATAACTTCTTTTGCTTTTAGCGCGCCGATGATCTTTGTGCCATCTTGTAATCTTAAAGTTCCTGCAGTGTTTGTAGCTGAAGGTGTATAGGTGTTAATATCTTCCTGATCAGAAAATCTTATAAACATATCGTCTTGTGTAGTTGTGTCTCCAATGGTTGTTTCTGTTCCAAAGTGTAATAAGTGTCTTGTTGTTGGTGAAATTAAAGTTGTTCTTGTTGCAGTTGGATTGCTTCCCGTTGCAAATCCAGATGTGCTTGTAGATGCTCTTGTAGTTAAAGCTGCTCCTGCTCCAGCATTCCATGTAAAAGTTTTACCATTTAATATTGTTGCAACCAATACTTGACCAAAATTATCTAAAGACCATAGACCTGGTTCTAGTGTTACATCGGATGCAGTTGCTGCTTCACCCCAGTTACCACTACCCCAACTTGCTATACCCCAACCATAACCATAAGACTGTGCTCTTGGTCCAACAGCCTCATAAGGTTTTAAACTTAAACTACCACCTGTTGATACTGTGCCACTTGCATTAGACGATTGTGTAATTGTAAATGTACCTGTTGTTGGAACAGTTATTACTTGAAAGTTTTTATCTTCAAAATCAGAGTTTTGATATCCTGTACCACCAGGTAACGTCACTGAATCTAATTGTACAATATCACCAACAGATAGTCCATGAGTTGATTTTGTAATTGTACAAGTAGGTGAACCATTTGTAGTTGCAATCGTAGCAGAAGTTAAAGTAGTTTTAAGAGGTGTGATGTCATACAACTGACCTTCAAAATATAATAATAAAAACTTATCAGTTCCTATTGCAACATATCTATTACCAGCTATGTCAACAAAAGCATGTTGCGCTCGTGCTACACCTACAATTGTATCTGTTACAAGAGAAGACCAACCACCAACTTTTTCTGGTAGTCCATATCTAAATCTTACATTATCAGAATTAACCCAACGGTTTTCTGCTCCTGATTCTGTATTTTGTTTGTCTATTCCTGGTTTAAATTGATACTCTATGAGAGCCATCTATTAGCTCCTATATTTTATCTTTATAAGCCCAGCCTCTAGCTGTATTAACATACACCAAAGTAAAGGCTGCACCATTTGTGTTAACAGTCAGATTTGATGCTGACCCTAAAATGTTTGACCCATTTCTTGAAACTGTAAGATTGTTAGACGCTAAAAAATTTCCACTGTCTATAAAATGAACCTCATTACCAATAGAAGGTGATGCGGGCAGTGTTATAGTTACAGAACTATTTATACCAGTAGCAGATGTATTAATTAACAACTGGTCACCATCAACAGCCGTGTAAGCTCCAGGCACTGTATAGTACCCCTTGTTGATTAAACCTTTATTTACGTTTGTACCATCTGAATACAATAATGATTTTGATCCTACAGGTATAACAATTCCGGTCCCCGATGCAGTTTTAACTGTTAAGGTATAACTATTACTTGTTCTGGCTGTGCCATCTTCTATTATAAATACTCTTTCAGATGAGTCAGGAAATGTTACATTTCTGTTTGCTGCTAAAGTTCCTGTTAATTTTACATAAAAATTTTTACCATTTGATACAGCACCGTTTGATAATGCCAATGCCACATCAGAAGCTGCTACATCTATAGATATATATCCAGATACAGCCTGCTCTAATTGTTGTAGGTTTGTGTTTGTTATTGTACCCCAGGTACCTGATTTTTCACCAGTTGTAATTAATTCTAATTTTAAATTTGTCGAGTAACTTGATGCCATAATTCTCCTATGGGTTTAATGGGTCAATAGGCACCCATGTCCCTGTTGCGTTTGGATCTATTAAATTCCATCCTATCACAGAAACACTACCTGTTGCAAGGTTAAATCTGTTGCTAGTAGCATTAACTCCAAAGTCTACTTCTTGGTTTCCTATAGCTATATTAACCCTTTTACCATTTACTAGGACTGTAACGTTCTGTATTCCTACTCCAGAAAAGGTCGTTGATGCAAAAGATGTTGCTCCAAAAAACATTATGGTATCTCCGTCCAGGTTTGAGTAGCATTCATTGGTACTGCTTCCCAAAGTCTTAATGTAACATCAGAAGTACCAACATTTACTCTATTACCGTTTAGTAATACTTTTGCTTTGGCCACAACTGTAACGTCACTAGTTGATATGTTGACTCTATTGCCAGATACTACAGCTGTTGCATTTGCTTTAGCTACTGCTGTTCCTAGAGTTATGTTTACTCTATTTCCAGTAACAGATAAATTACATCTACCTATTATTGCAACATCACTTGTGCCTATATTAAGTCTATTACTGCTAGGTATAACAACTGCACCGGCTAGCTCTGTTGTATCTCCAACAGATACGTTTGCCCTGTTCCCTGTTACCGGAACCGTCTTAGGTATAGAAGCTGCTGCAGTGCCATCAGATATATTTAATCGTTGACCAGTAAGAACTTCTCTTGCTGTACCAACAATTGTTACGTTACCTGTAGATAAGTTAAGTCTATTACCAGTTACTGCTACATTACCTTTACCAATAATTGTAGCGTCACCAATAGATACGTTGAGTCTTATACCTTGTAGACTTACAAAAGCGTTAGGATTAAATCCGACATCTGAAAAGGCTGCTGCCGAAAAGGGTGTAGCACCGAAGTACATGCGAGGCTACCTCGCGTTTACTGCTACATTGTTACTGCCAACTAGAGATTGCATCCAACAAAAATATTGGTATGAATTACCTAAACCATTTGTATCTGTTCCTGTTTCTCTAATTTTAAAACCATTAGATAGTATATCTAATTTATAATTTCCTACATTTGCTTCTGAATTTGCAGAACTAGCCCATAAAGTTTTATTAGTATTAGCATCAATAGCAGAGTTCATTCCATTTCTTTTGTGGTCATACATAAACCAATTTTTTCCTGCTATGTTTGGTCTAATCAATATAAATTTTGGTTTTCCACCAGTATAAACAAATGCTCCATCTGCATTATTATTTCCTTGATATAAACCTGCTTTAAAAAATCCAGTAACATCACAAAAAACATAAGCTACAAAAGTTCCGCCACTTGCATTTACATTTGCTGCATTACCTAAAGTAAATAAGGAAGAAGTTGGTGCAGTATCATTCCATCTATCGGTAGCTGATGCATAACCATCTGTACTATTTAATTTACCATAAGCAGTTGGACCAGATTGACCAGCTCCATTACTTAATGTTGTCCATGAACTTCCTGAATCTCTTCTTTTAACAATTATAAATGTTGGAACTGCTCCAAGACCATGAGGCACTGTTGCTCCACTATTTCCATTTCCTGTGTAAGTAATGACTGCAAATTTGGAAGTTGTATTAATACTATAAGCTGATGGTGTTATTGTTCCACCAGATAAACCAGATGTTGTTCCTGCTTTCCAGTTCCAAGATACGTAACTATCTCCATTGTCATTACTTTCATTATGGCTGCCAAGTGTAAATCCATCTGTGCCAAATGCTGTCAATCCATTTGCTACTGTTGATTCTCCATTAGTACTGTTACTATTCATCATCTTGGTTACACCTCTTGGAGCATCATATACTTGATGGTCTTGACCAGATGTTCGGTTTTTTATCCAAACCCAATCTGGTTGATGCCCCACTCCTGTAATAGCATTTGTTGAACCATTACCAGTATAAAGTTTAACACTAAAAAAATCATCAGATTTATTAATTGTTGAATAGGCCATTATAAATTTAATCCCTTTGTTGATAACGCTGTAAATCCTGCAGGAACATCATACTCGAAAATTCCATTATTACTAGCATTAGTTCCCGCACTAGATACTGCTGTTGTTCCAAAATAACCATTACCTGCGTTCATATACACATTTGTATTTTCAGTAGTTACTGACCAAGTCCAAAATTTATCATTAAAAGATGTACCACTAAATGTTGCATTTGTGCTTGTACCTGCTTCAATTTCACTTTCAGTTGCACCTCTTAACCATGTACCATTTTTTCCAAAGAATAAATTGTTATTGTCTAAATCTAGAGCAACCGTTACTATATCATTATTAGCAAAACTTGTATTTCCCATGCCTGCATTATTAACAACAGTTGAGTTGTTTTCTTGAGCTATAATAGTTGAACCATTTAAAAATATTTGTTTTCCACCAGTATATTTAGATTGATAACCATTATTTGCATCAGATAAATATCTAGTTTGTCCTGCATCACTATCTACATCAGCAACACCTACACCCCAAGCATTGCTTTGAACTTTAAACTCTGCATAATATTTTCCACTTGTTGCAGCTAGTGTTCCATTTACACCTAGCCATTGTGCGCCATGAGTAAAATAAGTATTGCCATTTCCAAAACTTGCAGAACCATTTGTTTGTTGTAATCTATTATAAGTACAAAAAATATTACTTGGATTATCTTCTGTTTTTGTAAGTGTACCACCACCTACAGCCCAGTTGTTTGAGTTAGGTGATTGGTCTGTTAATGAATTTCCATCCTTTAAAATAAAAAAACCATTTGTTCCATAAGATACACTTGGGGAAGTTTTTATGGACCACTCACCCGTAACAGAATCCGTTTGCCCAAAGTCTGATGCAGCATAAGCATAACCATCACAAAAATGAATATGTGACATTGAAAAATCTCCATAACGACTTAATGTTTGTTGTTTTCCTATTTGATGAGCATCAGTAGAATTTATATAAGAATCAGCATCTTGACTTCCATTAGTGTTATCTGAAAAACTAGATTCTTGAACTCCGTTTATATACATTTTTAATCTGTCTGTTGCTGTACTTTGATTGGAGTCAAATGTTATAACTAAATGATACCATCCAAAGCAGTCTCTATGTAAAGCATTTGTTTGTCTTTCAAAGTTTCCAGCTACATTACAAAAAAATTTTGGTGCATTAGGAGTTGTTAAAAAAGATATAGTATCATAACTACTTCCTGCTGTACCAAATAAAGGTGTGTTATATGTGCTTGAACCAGATTCTTGATGTTTTTTTACCCAAGCACTCCAAGTCCATTTTTTTCTGTTCCCTGCCCCTGAAAAGGTTTTCGTTAAATATGTACTAGACATTAGTTAAATTGTCCTCCTCCTGACGCGCCGTGAGATATCGTAATTGTAAACTGACGGTCAGCTGTTTGGCCCTGTGCATCCGTTGCTCGTATAGTAAATGTATACGTAGTAGTCTGCGTTGACCCTGACTCAGTTCCAGATATCACACCAGAATTATTAATTGTTACGCCACCTGGAAAACTTCCAGATGTCTTAGCAAAGCTTGTAGCATTTGTTGCAGCAACTGTAAAGTTGACACTTCCTGCAGCGGCCACTGTTCCTAAACTACCTGCAGATGTCGTCCACGCAGGTGCATCAGATACAGTAAGTAAAGCTGTTCCAGATCTACATGCGATACCATCATTATTTTCTAATCTTAAAAAGTATGTACCATCAACTGGTAATGTAAATGTTGCAACAACCGTTGTTGCGTTTGTAAATGATACTGAGTCTGCAGTTACAATTGCACCAGTAGATGCATTGATTGCATCAACGAAAGGTGGTGTTGAGCTATCTTTAAAATTTGTACCTGTAATTGTTACAGCTGTTTGTGTGTTTTCAATAACACTTGGACTAATAGAACCTATAGTTGGAAACGTAATACTATCTGCAAAAGATAATACTCCTGATCCGTTAGTCGAGATCACTTGATTCGCTGTGCCATCACTTGTTGGTAGTGTTAAAAAAACTCCAGTGTTTACAACTGGTGAATTATGTATTGTGTGATTACCCATATTCGCGTGTGATGAACATTGGTAATATAAAATGCTTGGTGTATCTTTATCTACAGCGATTGTTGTATGTGCACCTGCTTGTCCTGGTGTACCAGATGACGTT